GGATGGGGGCATTTTGGTTGCCAACAATCATCCTGCCTTGGAGACTATTTTTGCGCAAACACCTTGGGCCGGCTCAAAATGGCGGCATCAATTGGAAAGAGTCAGCGGGGCGAAAAAAGCCGGGGTTGTCTTTTATGGGGTTAATGTCCGACAACGCAGCGTGTTTCTTCCTATTTAAAAAAACCGCTCCAAGGGGATTCTACCCTTGGAGCGGAAACATGAAACAAGAGTGCGAACCAAGCACCCGGCGGCAAATTACTGCAACTTGATGCCGGCTGCAAGTTTATTTTGAAGCGAGTTCCAATGTTGGAAACTTTTTGAAAGTTTCGAGTCCGTCACCGATTTGGCGCATTTTTCACCTCCGCATGAAATCTTCCTGGCTCCTGGTGTGTATTCGTGGGCGGGTTGCTTTTTGCAAGTCACGCATGGTTTTGCGTTTTTGATGAACCACAAAATTGCAAATTGCGTTTCCCATTCAATATCGTTTGGGGAAATCATTTGGTTTTTTGAAAGTGCATGGCATCGCGCCCCCAAAAAACACCTGCCGAAAGCCAATTGCGTTTGGAGAACATTTCCGCCACTTCGATTGGCATGGTCGAGTTGACCGGCCAGGAAGTACGATTGCCATTTGTCGCCGGCGCAAGGTCAATGGCTGCACCTCGGGCATGCAAAGAGGGGCGTGAATTACTTCCGCGCATTGGTCGGTTATTGTAGCAGCCGGCAAATTCCTTCAGGATCCAGGCGAAATTTGATTGGGCGATTTCCTCAAGTATTTCTTCCAGGGATTCCGCGCATTTTGAATGGCAGCGGATTGATTTGACTTTTTTTCCGTCATATTGAATGCCAAGGCCGGCAACATTGATTGCAACAAGTTTGCTCTCGTCGCCTGGGGATCCATAGAATTTTTGCAAACTCACTTCGTCCGGGGTTGGGGAGTCGTTTTTTTTGCTCATCAATGCGAGCAAATGTTTTTGGCATTGCTCAATTGATTTTCTGCCCCAAAACCCATCTTGGATTGTTCCGATGCGTTTTTGTAGCGCGATGATTTGATTTTTGGTCATCGCAAACGCCAAATGCAAGATTCGATTCCGCAGCCTTTGGAAAGCCTGGCAACATCCGCTTGCAAATTTGCAATGATGCGGTCTTGCGTTTCGAGGCGATTGTTCATTGTCCGCCAAAGCAGCCCGGCAAGTGTGGCAATCACGCCACCAAGTCCAAGCAGAACGGACAAAATCCATTCCACCGGGATATTCATTTGATTGCGTCCCTAGCTTTGACGAGTCCGAAACCTGCCGATATGGCTGCGAATGCTCCAATAAAATCTGGGGTTCCTCCGTTCATGATTTGAACTCCGACATTGGCTATTGTTGCGACTATGGTCAAAACTCCTAAAATTGTGGTTTTCATGGTGTTGATTAGTTAATTTTTCGGGCTAAAATGTGCGATCTTTTCCTTGCCTCGGATGGTGATGCCGGAGTTGCGACTTGTTGCGCGTAGTCGAGGCTCAATGTTGTGTTTGGAGTCAAAATTTCAATAATTCCGGTGATTGTCCGCCGGTATTCCACCGCGCCGGTATCGGATCGGATTGCGTAAACATTGGCGTTTGTGTATGCGTCATCAATGATTGGCCAGGAAAAGGCAGCGGCAGCCGGTCTTCCGTAATTGTCCGTGATTCCAACTTTAATTGGCTGATTGGTTGCAAATCTGATTTTGCAACCTGCTGCGGCAATGTGTGTTGATGCCAAGAAAGCATCTATTTGATATTTTCCTGGCTGCAATGTTATTGCAACAACTTGCGCGAAATTTGTTGTTGTTGATTGATAAACCGATTCGTTGATTGCGGAAAATGTTCCGTAGCGTTCATCCGCAAGCTGTCTTGTCAATGCGCTTGTGCCATTTGTTGCGCTTTGCCCGGTCAACTCAATCTGTCCATTGAATGTTTTTGCGCCATTTGCGGTTTGCACACCGGACAACATCAATGCCGTGTTGTTTGTTGCTATTGTTCCGGATTCCAAAGGAAATTGGAATGATACATTTGAAGAACTTGCGCTTGATGGGTTGATTTGCGTGTAAAAGCTCGCGTTTGAATCGCTGTACAATCTGACTTGTGTTGCGTTAATTCTTCCCCCACTATCTCTTTGCGCGACATGATTTGCACTTGCGTTGGAAGTCACTTGGATGTTTTGGACAATGCTTCCGTTTCCATAAAGCAATCCATTGAAAGTGATTGGGTCACCAATTGATATTGCCTTGGATGGAACAATTTGATTCGACCAAAGTCCGGTTGCAGAATCAAACACCAAGACTTGTTTGTTTATTGGTGAGGAAATTGAAACATTGTGCAATTCTTCAAGCTCAAAGCCATTTTGAACTTTCACATAGATTTCGTCCAGGGTGTTGCCGTTGATTTTTAGGACATACCCGATAAACACTATGTGATTGGGGGCGGCCGGTTTGTTTGCAACACCAAAAACCATGCCTCCTGGGGTTGTTGGAGAAAGCCAAATTGGGTCACCCTCTTCGACTCCATGCCCATGACCAAGGTTCATGCCTAGGCCTGCCAGGTCTCCTTCCGTCACCACAAAACCGGATTCGTTTTTGGCCAATGCTTGCATTGAAACACCAATTGTTTTTGACGACAAACTTTCCGTGTTTGCCTGGGCAAGCGAAATCAATTTGTTTGCGCCGGACGCTCCGGAAATAAAAACAACTGCTCCCTTGGAAATTGCTTCGTTGGCTTTTACTTCAATATCCAGGTCTGTTGCTCGGAGTTTTCCCTTGTCATCACGGATCGCCAAGGTGTTTGGCGTTGGCAATGTGCTTGCGGGAGTTGCGCCGGCAATGCTTGATCCGTCTCCGTAGATGTAGCCAGACAAATTGGTTGCGGTCGTCGTGCTGATTGAGTTTGGCCCACGCGCCACCAATCCAAGTTCGTATTTTGTGCGAAATTCTTCGCCAAACTGAACCTCGTAATGAGTGGAGCCTTTGCCGGTCTGCAAATTTATGACTGCCGACCCAGGGTTTCCGATTGTCAGTTGGATTGTTGTTTCGCTCATGCTAGGGTTGTGTCAGCGTTGACAATCAAAGTTCCAATCATGCGCGTTTTAACCACTCCATCCGCATCGGTCGTTTCAAATGCCCAGGAATAAACACCGGCTTCAAGCGTCATCAATCTTTGCTCAATCGTCACGCTCCATTGCCTTGCGGCTGCGTTGTTGATAGTGATCTCGGCAGCAACTGCGCTAGACAGATTGAGAACCTTCGCGCCTGTGGTGTCCTTGATCTGAAATTTTGCACTCGTTAATGTCGCATCAAATTCCGTGGAATCGGTCGAGACGATTGACCATGTGAATCCATCCCAGGTTTCATCCTTGAACGCAAGTGGAAGTTCTATTGTTGGAATGTCTCGCTTCATTTATGTGAAATCAAAGTGGTTGCGATCTGACGACAATTTTCAATTTTGTGCGCGTGCTGTATTCTCTGATAACTGTGTTGTTATCTCCAACGATGTATTTCCAATCAAGGGTTATCACTTGCCCCAAAGTCTCAAATGGATTGTTAAAGTAAAATGTTAATCCATTATCCCTTGTAAATTGTGCTGGGGCATTGTTTACGCTAACTTGCAAAGTATTGCTGTTTATTGTAAATGTGTCTACTGCATTTAATGAAAACTCAAAGAAATCAGGCAACCAGAATTTGTTTTGTGTTTGAGTAAAAAACAAAACTCCACCTGAATACATGGATTTTGGAATTGCGAAAAATTGCGCTCTCGGATTCATAAATTAGAAGTTTGATGTTTCATCCGACCACTACAATTTCAATTGATCCAATTGTCGAAGAAGTGAAAACCCATTGTGTTTCTTCTGGCAATTCTTTTAAAAGGACAACTCCATTTGCGGGGATAATAAAATATCCGCTTGTATCAAGAAGCTGAACTTCAAATGCTGTTGCTGCTTTTATCAGCATCGCTTGAGGCTCAATCGTTCCAATTGCCTCGCCATCAAAATTGTATCCAGTCCCGCCAGATATTCCAAAAGGTGATTGTGGGGCGATTAGTGTTGATGACATGCCCTGTGTGGCACTTGCTTTTGGTTTGCTCAAATCAAAGGCATTGTTAATTGACACAAGAAGCGGATCAGGATGTTCCAAGTCAGATTCAAAAATCAATTCTGTTCCTGTAAGGCGCATTTTGTATCCAGTATCAACAAACCAATCATCGTTTAAAGTATCAACAATTCTTTGCCCCCAGACTTGCGGGGTTTCATCTTCAGAAACTGAAATGCTTATGTCAATTGTTCCTGTTGGCTGCGTGTTTATTGTGAAGTCAATTTCAGTCACGCCTTCAATCACTCCATCGTCCCAAAAAGCGTTTACTAATTGCAATGATTGGTAAATTGAGGTGTTCGGCCATGAACCTTCAATTGCCGCAATACCACTTGCAGGATTGAAGCTGAAAATTCCGTTTGCTGGACAACTCGCTTTTAGGCTGTATGCGGTGGTCGCTATCAATGGGTAAGATTCAATGCTAACACCAACTTGAAAATCGCCAGAAATGTTGTGTTGCGATGATGTTGCGTTTGCATTCAAGGCAAACATTATTCTGGAATTTGTGATGTTCATTGCTCCAATCTTGTTGTTTTGTCAAAGCATCACCATTTTCCGATTGGGCATTTTTCAGATGCCATCCGCAGCTTTGCCCATGTCGAGCAGCCACACTTGCGGCAGCGACCAGTCCCGCGCATTCCTGCCGCATCCCACAAGTCGCAGGATCGGCAGATTGACGAGCGGGTTTCGAGCGTGTCTTGGTCGGTTTGAGTGAAGCCAGACTTTGCAAATCTCGCTGCGGCCAAGGTCGCAGATTTGATCCTTGCGGCAATGCTTGGGTGATTCTCACCTGCTTTTATGCAAGCACGGCAATTCCCTTCATGCGGCTTGCCATTGTGGTATCCAAGACCGCATCGACCATCAGCGAAAAACTCACACGATCTCGAAATAACTGCCATCTGACAATGGGGCTGCATAAATTATGATCGTCTTGCCTGTGGATTCGCCAGAGCAGTTCGATCCTGTTTCTGTAATTGCGAGACTGCCAAGTGATGCAGTCTTGGTTTTCCCCTTGTAATACACATCAATGAACGCCTCGTCACCCGTGCCGGTTCCGTCTAGTCTATCCCAATGCGCGTTGACTTCAAAATTTAGACTTGATGACCAAACGCCATCTTGCCTTGCTGCGTCCACATCCGTGATAATGTGCTGCCTGTTTGAATCGACATCATAAGAACCACTTTCACACCAGCATCCACCAAAGAAAAATCCAAATGCATTTGCAATTGTTTCATCGCTGATGCAAATCGTTCCGCTCATTGATCCTTGGCTTGATGTTTCAGGATAAAAACGCACATCAAGACCAAACAACCCATTGCAACATTCGCAACTTACTTTGCCATTCCTTGTTGCGATGCGTTTTATTCCCTCAACCTCGGCGTATTTGATCGTTTCCATTTTTTTATTCTGTCGGCGTATCGCATGATTCAGTCTGCACCCATTGAAGCGACTTGCCAGAACAACCAAGCACAAACAACCCATCCCCATCAGGAAGTTTTGGCAACATGAGTTTTCTTGAGGGGGTTATGCTGTCTTCGTTCATTTCAATCCACCCTTCCTCCGCGTCTAATGCTGCATAGTAAAAATCACGCATCAAATCTTCAGCGGAAATTCTGTATGGATAACCAGTCCCACCACCTTGCGCGGGGAGTTTAACTTTTTCCGTAAAATCAACCGGGAATTTCATTTTTTCTTAATTGTTTAAAATTGTGCCTTGTTGATATTTTGCAAGTGTCCTCAATTCCGTAAATCTTCCATAATTTGTCCGCTGCACATCAACCCTTGTTAAAGCCCACGGAATATCAACTGGATATTGGGAAGTTTCAATTTTTATCGGTAAAGGCACGCCTTGGGTATCGTATCCATTTGGGTCTTCATCTTCCTGATCGTTGAATATCACCCTTTGCGTTAATTTTTGTTTTGCTGACCAAATGTCGGAATAAATAAAAGTTGATTCTCCAATAGTTTCTATCGTGCTTGCAACAAGGTTTTCGGATGGGGAAATTTCGCTGTATCCATTTTCATTGATTCTCCCATATCCAGAAACTCTGTATGTCGTAAATCCGCTTGAATCGCGTGATTCCTGTGTTGCTGGGAAAATGAAAACTCCATCAATGCTTGGGGAATCATCAAGCGGGAATGCTTGCCCGATTTGTAATGTCAGCCTATCTGTTGACTCGTTTGCAGTTAGCCCGATGAATGTCTGTTCGACCTTCAACAATCCGCTTGGATAGGTTGTGACGCTTCGATCACCTTGGGCAATTAACCCACTTGGATTTGCGCTGTAAATAATCTGTGGCATGACTTAATATCCCAATGCGGTTTGCGGTAGTTTTGTGGAAATCTCGCGGCAAACTGAAAGAATTTCTCCAACAACACCACCAAGTTTTTCTTGCTGTTGTTCCTGTTTTGCCTCCTTCGGTGTGGCGGGTGCTTCTTTTTTGGCTTTTTCGACTTCTTCGTTTTTGCGCTTTTCCAATTCTGCCTTTACATCTTCACGCAATTGTTTTGATCCTTTCCCGAAAGTATCAATACCAAGTTCCTTCGCCATGTCTTGAATTGAAGTCCTCGCGGCTTTTTCTTCTTTTCCAGTTGCTTTTTTAAATTCCTCTTGAAGATTTACTTCTTCTTCTCGACCTTTTATCTGTCTGCTGATTCTCTCCATTTGCCGAATGTTTCCTTCGGCCTGAGCTTCCGCAAATTCATTTTGCAACCTTCCTTTGGGATCAATTGCTTTTTCTTGCTTCATCCGCTCAATCGTTCCAAGCATGTCTTCAGAAAGTGACAATTGCTTTTGCAATTCTGCCGTTACTTCTTTTTCGGAAGCTGCGATTTCTTTAACATAATCCGCTCTTGCCTTGGTTGCATTCTTAATTGCCTCTTCCTCGGATAATCCAAGTTCAAGCGAACGCTTCAGTTCTTCGAAATATGCCTTTTGTTTTCCTAGTTCAATCTCGCGTTGCTTGTTCCCATCTTGCTTTGCCTGAACGATCGCTTGCTCAAGATCAACGATGCTTTCATTGATCGCTGCGATTTTTTCTTGAATCGTTGCGGCTTCGTGTTGTTTTTTAACCACCTGATTTGCGTTTGTCGCTTCGTTTGCTTTATCGGCGGCGATTTTTTCTTGTAGGATTGCCCTTTGCTTTTCCAGGTCGGCTTGCATTCCTGTTGTGCTTACTAAGTCTTTAGCAGTTGCCAGGCTTTTATCAAAAGCGTTCCCGGCTGCTTCAATGCCCCGCACAAAATCCCCGGGGATTTCGCCCATTCGGTTTTTCATTTGTTCCGATGCTGTGGCAATTTTCGTGTCAATTCCTTTGATGGAATTTTCAATGCTTTTTGCCATGTCTTCACCAATTCCCGGGATTTCTTTGACTATTCCTATGAACGCTCCGGCAATTGATTTTTGCAGTTTTAATCCGATAATATCAAAACCAAGTGCCAATGCATTGAAAATTCCTGATTCTGTACCGAACATTTCTTTCATAAATGCGCCGGCTGCGCTTATTGATGCAACAATGTTTTTGTAGATAGAATTGAAAGCCTCCGTTGCGCTCAATTTCATTGAAGTCATGGCAATGTCCCATGACAAAGAAAGTTCGCCCATTGATAACGCCTTGAGTGCGTCCGTGAAACCGGCAATTCCGTTTCCAGCACCTGCCAGAACATCGCCGAATTTCATTCCAAGGGCCGCTGCGTCAAACCTTGTCAGCATTGTTGTTGCGTATTCAATGGCTGGGGCGAGTCGATCAAGAAAGCCGGCGGCGAAATCGCGCACCTTAGTTTTTATCACTTCTATGTTGTCACTTATTGCATCAAATGAGGCATTTGATCGGTTCATGACTTCCGGCATCGTTCCAAGTTGAGCTTTTGCGTTATCAATTTCCCCGGAGAAATTTTGAAGCATTGGCAGCAATTCCCCACCCGATTTTCCGAAAATTTGCATTGCGAGGGATGCTTTTTGCGTTGGATCTTCAATTGATGAAATCCTTTGAGCTAAAATTTGCATCTGCTCAAGCGGAGTTTTCCCTTTTAACTCTTCAAGAGAAACGCCCAGGCGCGACAAGGTTTCAGCTTGTTTTGCCCCCCCCTGGGCTGCGTCATCCATGAATTTTTGCAGCTTGTTGATTGTTGGGCCAACTTTTTCGGCGGATGAGCCGGCATTGTCGAAAGCCCTTTGCAGGATCAAAATGTTTCCTGCCGTTTCTCCTGTGCGGCTTGATAGGTCGCTTAATTCTCCACCAAGTTTCAAAGCGTCGCCAAATTCGTTGAAAACTCCTTTGACTGCATCCACCGCAAGTTTTATTGCTCCAAAACCGACTGCCATTGCGGCCCCGGCTTTGACCATTGACGCAAACGAGGATCCAACAGACGATGCAACCTGTTTGGTTGTGCTGTCCATTGACTTTGTCGACTCGTTGATTTGCTTGATCGTGCTTGTGTAGCCGGCATCCTTCGCGCCAATCTCTGCTGTGTACTTATTGGACATTTATTCTTTTGATTTCGTCTTCAATTAGTTGCAAAGAGTCAAAATTGCTGTTGCTGCGGTAATATCTCGCAATGCCTTTTGTGTGCAGGTCTGCGTCAATGATTTGCAGACCTGCCGAAATTGGGATTTCCTCCATGATTTCACGAAAGCCCCAACCGGTGATGCTTGCTATGTTCCAGACATAGCTTGCTTGCCAATTGGGGGTCGCTAGTTTTTTGGCCCGGGTTCCCCTGAACCAATGGATTTGGAATGAGAAATTGCGGCCAGGTATTGCTGCATGGATGCGTTCATTTCCTGGCTGTATGGCTCCAAATCCGTGTGGTGATTTTGAACATGTTTTTCAATCCAATCATCCACGGCATTTGCGAACGATGTTTTGTTGTGAACAACTGACCGAATCACTTCTTTGGGTTCCGTATGCAGGAAAACAAAGGCAGCGGTTTTTTGCATTGGATCGCCAAATTCATCGTCAAAGACATTGTTTCTCTGACACCATGAAAGCGTCAATGGGGTCATTGGCCGCATTTTGAATTTGCCAACCTTTTTTGGGCCTTCCGTCATTCCTTGCATGCGCAAGGTTTCGTCGTCTGTTAGTATTTCTAGCATATTGTTTGGTGGTTAAATCATCGCGGCAATCTGTTTTTTGATTTCGTCGGATGCATTCTCGGAAATGGCTACTTTTCTTCCGTCCTTTTCAATCTCAATCATCCTGGGCGTTGCTTTAATGTCTGCAACCAATTCGTCCCGGTTTGCAGCATAGCAGCGCAAATAGTTTATTGGGGATTCCGGGTTGCTTTGCATTAGCTTTTCCCCTCCGGTTGTCATTCCGTCAAAAACGACATTTGCTTGCATTCCCTCGGCGTTTGTTGCCTCAAACCAATAAACAATTGATTCTTTCCCATCGCGGCGAATCATCCGCGAAATTGCAATTTTCTTGAAACCAAAAGTCAGCAATGCGGTTGCTGCCTTCAAATTTGTGGTGTGGAATAATTTTTGAGGATTCATATTTTAAGAAATGCCCTCCCAATTCTGCCGGGGAGGGCATCGGCATTTGAAAATCAAGCTGCGGTCATCGTGGCTCCATATTGGGTTGCCGAAACGCTCACTTTTTTGAAGTCGCCTTGTGCGGTCGACTCGTTGACCGAATCAACAATGATTGTTCCGCCATCAAGACCATATCCGTCTGTGTCGTTGGAAAGAGTGAGGATTGCAGCAACATCGAAAGTGGTTGAACCATTGATGTATCCGTCAAGCGTGATTGCGGCGGTAAGTCCGCTGTACGCTACCGCGCAAACCTCATTTTCTGCGTCACGGACTTCGGTTTTGACCGATTGAACATTGCGTGAAAAATTGGTGAGAATGATTCCGGTTTCGTTGACGATGCCGTATTCAAGGTTCCCGGCGGCGGATGATGTGTAGATTGTGGCGGCCATTGTTTTGAGTGTTCAAGTTGTTTCCATGTGTCAAATTTCTGGCAACCTGGCGCAAAGCGAACTTGCGGAAAACTTCACTTCCAAAATGTTTTCGTCCCAGGTTTGAGTGCTGCCACCATAGACCCACGAAAAAATTCTGATCAATTCCGTACCTGCCAAAACAATTGCATCTCCGTTTGAAAATTGGGTTTCGATTGCATCAATCCAATCGCCGGTTGTTTCTTCGTCTTCATCTCCAACATGAATGCGCAAAGTCGCGGAAATTCCTATTGATTCAACAACCTGCAAGGCTTCGTTGAATGCTTCGGCGGATTCAATATCAACTGCAAGTGTCGGCAAAATGATTTTTTCCCGGGCGTGAGAATCAACAACGGAAATTGATTCGTCCGGCTTGGTTTCTTCAAGTGCCGCAATCACGGCAAGTTTCAATCGTTGGGATGTTGTCATTTGTGTCTTCTGATGATCATGAATTTTGTGAAATTGTCATAAGCCTTTGAAATTGCTTTTGCTAGGTCTGCGGCAGATTGGACGCTTTCAATGTAAGGAACATTATTTTCTAGGATGATTTTGCATTTCATCTTTTTGCCGGTTGTTTTTGCGGATCCTTGTCCTTTGTGCCGGGTGATGTATTTTGCAATCCCTCTTTTGTCCCCTTTGATTTCTTCAAGTGCTGCAAACCATCCGGCTTTTGCAATGCCGGCGTTTTTCATTTTTTTGTTCACATGCAAAGCCCTTTGCGGAACGCTTATCGGGTCGCGTTGGAACTTTCCTTTTGTTCGCAATCCTTTTGCAACCTGGCCTTTTTGATTTCTGTTTTGATTGTGAACGCTTGAAACATCACCTTCTTGCCCAATAACATTGGCATGCATAATTGCGCGATGCGCCTGTTTCGCAATGCTCTTTTCGAGTTTTTGCCCTTTTACCTGGCTTGTTCCGTAAGGTTGCACGGAACTGATTAAATTTTTTGCGGCGATTTTTGCTACTTGCGTCAATGCCTCCTCAACCGATTTTTCCGTTTCCTCCAGGTAGATTTTCAAGGAATCGGCAAAATGGACTTTTGTGTATGAGGTGAATTTGATTCCTCCGCTCATCCTGGGGAATTGTCGCTTGATAGTGTGAAAGAAATTGCAACTGACCCAATAGCAACTTCAGCAATTCGGAAATCGTCACCATCAACCAGGCATTTCCTTTTAAGCAATGCGGCCGGATTTGTCACATCTCCAGGCTGGGCAACTGCAATGGCTTGAATGTCTGATTCCAGGCCGCCCAATGCGCCATCATAGGATTTCCGAACATCGTTCCAAACAACTTGGAATGTTTGACCATTGCATGACATAGTTTTTGTCCCAAAAATTCCGTCGATTTCCGGGTTCCCTGCATTCAGGAAATCGTCAACTTCGCTCATACTCTATCCCTTAAAGTCAAAAAGCCCGGCATCAATTTAGATGCCGGGCTTTGAGTTTTTGGCGTTTCCCTACTTTGCTTTTTTCTTCGCCGGCTTGGTTTCAGTTTCTACGGCAACAAGCGCAGCTTTGTTGGCATTCAAAACATCGACCAATTCCAGGCGATAAAGACGGCATTTGCCATGTTTTTTGGATTCGGCAATTCCTGCTTCATGGCTTCCGACAAGGGTCAACTTGTCGGAAGCGATCAGCAAATAATTGGGAGCGATCATCAAGGCGTAAGGGCAAGGATTTTCAGGGCGTTGCCATCACCTTTGGCCGCGCCAAACATGATGTCATAAGAAGCCCAAAGGCTGCGGCTTGCGCGGCTGCTCCACATCGACATTTGCACCATCAAACCAAGGTCGTCGATCATGACATTTTCTTGGGCGATGAGGTCGTCCGATACTGGCGAGGAAACCGGCACACCGGAGGCAAGTGCAATGGCTTCAGGCGAGGCGGCAAAACCTTTGATGTTTGCGCCGGCTCCATCCCATCGGTTGTTGTAGTAGAAACCATCGTAACCATAAATTCCTGTGTTGCGGCCGCCAGATGCCAGGGTGAAGCTATCAAGTGCGGTTGGCAGGAATTGGGCATAAATGCTGCCATCAACCACAAGGTTGCGCTCGGTTCCGTCTTTGAGTGCGCCCCAAAGAGTTTTGAGCGATGCAGCGGTCACATCTCCGGCGGTATCAACATCGACAACTGCCGATCCGAAATTTGCGGTTGTGACTGGCGCAAGGGCAACATCAATGATTTTGTTTGCGAGTTGGCGCAGGTTCTTTGTTGCCAGTTGCTCAATGCGGAAACCTTGGTTGATTTCGGTATTGCTCAAGGCGAATGATGCGGTGTACTGCGAAACCGAAACGGCGGCATTGGTCAAAGTGGTGTCTCCACTTTCAAAGTTTGTCGCGTTGGTTTGCACGGAAGCACCGGCGGAAACGATAGGAACTTGAACAACTGCCCGGGGGCGGAGTTGGTCAGCGGAAAAGTCTCGGGAAAACGCATTGAGCGGGGCGAGACGGCTTGAAAGCGTGGTGATTGCTGCGTCACGCAGCGAATCAACCACAAGGTCGGCGGCGAATGTGTTGGCCATTGTCTAGGTTGTTGGGGTGTGTGTTAGTGTGATGCGAGTTTGTCCCAATTTGCTTTCCGGAATGCGGAACGCTCGGCGGGATTGGTGATTTTTGCGTATTGTTCACGCAAAGAAAGTTCCGCGACACAATCGGCAACGGCAACTGGCGATGGATGCCCGGTTGCGGCCAAAAGTTCGCTTGCCTTGTTGGCAATTTTTTCTTCGGTTTCGGTTGCGGTTTCCTCTAGGGTCTCAATTTCCTTTTCGGTCTCCTCAATCTTTTCTTGAAGCTCGGCGATTGTTTTTTGCGATGTTGCCAGGTCGTTTTGCAATTGTGCGTTGACTTCGGCAAGTGCGGTCAATTCTGCAATCTTGCTGTTTGCAATCTCCAGGTCATTGCGCAGCGAATCATTTTCAGCAATTGCGGCTTCGATTTTCGCGGCTTCGTCGTTTTGTGGGAAAAGTTTCGTCAAAATTCCGGTCATGCCTTTTGACTCTGTGTCAAATTCCTCGGCTTTTCCGTCCTTCACGATCACATCGACAAAGCGATTGGCTTTTGCTGCGGCTGCGTCCATCCAGGTTTCATCCAGCATCATTTTGCGAATAGCTTTTGCGTCTCCGCCGGTTCGCTCGGCATAGATTCCGGCAATCTCGGCGGAAATCCCCTCAAGCAAGTCCGCTTGTTTGCGCAGGGTCTTTGCGTCACCGGATGCGATTGTTGAGGCTTCGTGGATCATGATTCGGCTCCCTGCTGTCATTTGTTTTTGGTCTCCCGCCATGAGGATGACGCTTCCCATACTCGCGGCCAGGCCATTGACGCTTGTTGTGACATTTACTCCACGCGCTGACAATGAGCGCAATGCGTTGTAAATTCTTTGTCCCTCAAAAACGGATCCTCCCTGGGAGTTGATTTCCACAATCACGGATTCAAGTGCGGATTCGGCCGAACAAACAATTTCTCCAATCATCATTTGGGCGGAAACTGCGGCTTGTCCATAAAGCCTGTCGATTTCATCAATCAATTTATCGGCGGATTCTTTGGTCACTCCCGAATTGAGCTTGAGAGTGCCGGCTTTGTTTTCGATGTGAATTTGCATTTCGTTGTTTTGTTCGTTGTCAAGTTGTCTCGATTTTGCGTTTGCCCATGATTGGCCAGGATCTCCGCCCCATAATGCCCATGCAATCCGGCCGGCGGATGGGTAGCCATCTTCACCCGGGCGGAATCCTTCTCCTTCCTTGTCAACTTCATGTCGGGCAAAGTAAGAAACCATCCGTCGAATTGTTTCTTCTGAAAGATTGCTGCGGTTTGAAATGTCCCTTGCGCGTGCAACTCCAACTTCCGTGCCGCCCCGGTTAAATTCCCGCCTCCACCGCAATCCAAGTGATGCCTCGGCAGCCATCGCTTCAGTCGGTTTGAGGTTTATTGCCATGTCACAATTCTCCGTTGCTTGTTGGCATTTCGTTTGGGGTCAACATTGCCATTTCTCTGTCATCAATTTCGACTCCGTAGGTTTCTTGCGCTTTTCTTGCTGCAAGTTTCCGCAATGCAACTTCTTGCGCTCTCTCCTGGTAGTGCGCTTCCAGGGTTTTTCCGCGCATCGAAACGATGTCGCGCATGTTGGCTGCGCCCATCTTCCAAAGGGATTCAAGTTCTTTGGTGATGCGTCCGTCATCAATTGTCAGTTTCGGCGGGGTTGAAAACTCCCACTCGTACCAATCGGCGGCCTGGGGCAAGTCTCCACGCTTTTGCATCTTTGCAATCGCATATCCGACAATCCGTTTGGCGGCGTAAAAGAGCAGGTCTTGCCGGTCTTCAATGGATCTTTGGGCCATTGCGATTTCGGTTCGTTGCGCAGTTCCTCCACCTGCCGCATGCCCATCATAAAAAGCCATTGGCCAATTCAAGCCGGCGAATGCGGATTTCAAAAGTCGATTGTGGAAGTCTAAAAATGGATTGCCTGGGCGATTATTCACCAAGGTTTCAATTTTTCCGCCTGAATTTGATTTGAAATATCGGACGGAACCTCCATCTAGGCTTTCAACAACAACGCCACCCGTGCCGGCCGGGTCTCCAACAAGCGCATTGAAAGGGTCGTCCTGATCTGGGCCGCCATTGTCGTTGTATTCGATGAGCGAGATTGAGGACATTTGCAGCATTGCCAATCGTTCCCAATCGGTCGATTGGATCATATCTCGGCAATCGTTGATGCAATGGGTCAATGCAGACAATCCCCGGGCCTGATATTGCCATTCCGGATCAAATAGATGAATCACATTTGCGGCCGGCAACCATTGGTCGAGATTTCCGTCTTTGTCGCAAAATGCATACTCTTTGGCTTCTCCGCTCGGGTAATAGGTGATGCCGTCTTGGAGCGTTCCGCCCCTGACTTGTTCTCCGTCTTTGTATCCGGTCGGGGTTGCTATTCTGTGGCTCGGTATTCCCTGGTATTGTGGGAAACCGGTGTTTGTTTCGGTGAGTAAAATGAAAATTTCTCCATCAACATCCATGCTTGTTGACCAACCAAAAAGATTGGTCTTGAAGTCATGCATTCCGCCGCGACTATCTCCGATGCGGTAGAAAACATCATTGAGAAATTTAACTGCTGCGGATCCAAATTCTTCGTTTTGCCCTTTGTAAATTGGAACAAAAGCCCTGCCGACCGCATACATGCTGCGTTGATTGATGGCATTTTTGATTGGGCCAAAGTTCAGGAAAATGCGCCGGGCATGTGATTGCAAAATTTTGCGATCTATTGCCGGCACAAGCTGCGAAATATCTTTGCGCTCAATCGGCTCCCAGGGGCGATGATGGGAGTTTTGTGCCGCTCTTGCGGCCTTGTAATTGTATTGCCGCCCGAATTGGTCGAGGATTGCCATGACTAAAATCTTGCGATTGATCTTGATGAACTAGGAACGAAACCTGCCTTGAGGTAAGCCAAGGCCCATCGCAATGCGTTTTGCCGGTCAACTTCAGGCATGCCAACTAGTTTGGACATGCTCACATTGTTTTTGGTTGCGGATGAAATCATGTCCATCCCACCTTTTGACAATGCGCCGGTCATTGATTCATCGAATGCGGCCTGGATTGCTGCGATGCGCTGCGGGTTTCCTTGCGCGTAGTGAAACAAGTTCCGGGCAATGTCTTTTGCGTTTGATGGCATCAATTTTTCAAGCGTTGTCAAACATCTGCGCCAGTTCCAATCAATCGGAGCATCAAGGCTGCGACAATTTGCATGGCTTCAACATCCCATGCGTGGTTATTGTTTCGAGTTTTAACCCACCGGTACTCAATTTGCCGGGTTTTGCTGTTTGGGATTTCTTTTTTTATTTCTGAATCAATTTGCCGGACAAAATCTTTGGAAACATCGTCCGGGATTTGCCAGGCTGCTCCTTTTCCTGTCCGGTGTGCGTGCAAAATGTCCTTCACCCGGTCGGATGCAAAAAATGCGTATCTGGCGCGGCCGCCCTGGCTTGCTGCTGCTTCTTGAAACCTGGTGAATGGCCGGTGTACAATGTCACCATTCTTTTTCCGGTATGGAAACGAGGTTTTCCCGGAGCCATGAAGTGCCGTCCAGTTCATCCGGGCGCATGCAGAATAGACTTGGTCTGTCTCATATTGGGCATCAATGAAAACGCATTGTGGCTTCACCTGGTAGCGCAACGCCAATTCACGGATTCCATCAAATGTTTCGATTTTCCCATAATAAAGCTGCATCGACTCGCCATTTCCCCTCCAGGCGCGAATGCCAACCCAAAAATGATCGCGTTGTTTGTCAGCGGTCAAAAATCTGTGCGCTTCGTCTTCAATCTTCCTTCCATCTTCGTATTCCTTCACCAAGTATCCATCACCAATCAACGCTTCCCGGTTGTCGGTCAAATCTTCTTCCCATGCCTCGGCCAGGCGTTTTTGGATAAATTGGCGCAGCGGGTCGATATTCCCCTGGCGCATGGCTTGTTTCGCTTCCAACCATAGCAACACCACTTCCCAAAGGGGCTTTCTCCAATTGCAAAGGACATTGTAGTGAAACCCAAAATGCCCTGGAAGTCCGGTTGCGGTTGAAACATATTGGGCGGATTCCGCAAGCTCCCTTCGTGGCTGCGGTGAATCTTCGCAAGTCCACTTGCAATCCGGGTTGCAACATTTTAAATGTGCGGTTTTTGCCCGGTCAAGAAATGACAATTCCTCGTTGTCGCTGAAAACTACATTTGCCCATTGCCAGGGTTGAACGGATCCGCATTCCGGGCATGAAAAACAAAATTCGGCTTGATCGGTTGCTTTCCAAGCCTTGTCGAGGTCATCATTTACCCTGCCGGCCTGGGACAAAATGAAAAGTTGCCTGTTCCATCGGTCATGCAACCTGCCCCGGGCTTCGTTTAGCATTCCGGGCCGGTATTGCCAGGCTTCATCGCAAAAAACACGCCGCATTGATTTGGATTGAAGTCCCGAAAGGTTCGCGCCGGTCATAAACAAGGACATAGAGGGAAAAAGAATTTCCATTTTCCTTTTTTTGTGCCGGTCTTTTGGCAATAATGCTGCGGTTTCCTTTGTATGTTCGATGGCATAAGCCAAACGAGTTTCTGCCCAGTCCCGCAAGTCATCATCCGTTTGCGCGACTAGCAATGTGGGCGATGGATCTTCGGAAATGATGAATGACATTCCCGCTTCCACAAATGTTGTCTTGCCGGTTCCTATTGGGGCAAGGTAGACAATTTCTTTCGCATCCGGGTTTGCGATTGCGTCGAGTGGGCCTTTTTGCCAAGGCGCGTTCACCACATCATATTTTGGGGTCAATCCGTCCATGATCGAAACTCGGCCGGATGCCCATTGACTCGGGGTCAGTTTCGAGGGCGGCCGGAAATTCCGAAAAAATGAATCTTCCAATTGTTCATTCTTGGAAAGCGTTTTGGTCATCGGTCAAAATTTTGATTGATAAATTGATTCCATGATTTTTGGAACCTCCGTTTCAATGATCGACGCAATCTTGCCGGCATCAAGTCCGGCCAACCTTTCCGGCAGCGTTTGGCGCATTGCCAGCAATTCCGCCCGGATCTTCCCGGCGATCTGTGCCAGCACATCTTCGGCATCTGAAATCTTTATTGTGTTGCGCTCTGCAATGTCCGCCGCGATTTTTGCAACTCTCGCATCTGCCTGGGCCTTTGCGATTTTTGCCTGGATCAATGGCGCGGATGATGCAGCGGTTTTTGATAATTGGAGATAATTTTTGACCGATTGTTTGAAATCAAAATTGTATTCGTCACGCTTTACGAAAACACCTTCCTTTGCCAATTGCGAAACTCGGCCTTTTGTAAGTCCGAAAATTTCCGCCATTTCTTTGCCGGTACTCGTGCAACTGCTCTTCGTTGCGGCTGCGTCTTGGGCTAGTTTTTCGTAGTCTATCATGAGTTTTTGATGATCTTATCAATTTCCCTTTGTGCCGAAATTGCGCCTTTCCAGTCTTGAACCTTCACGCATTGGGAAAGCAAAAATTCATATCGTCCAAGGGCTTTGCCGGTTTCAATCTTTGGGTTTATTTCTCCCAATGTCTGAAAGTATGTTGCCAGTATCCGCCAACCGGTTGCGGATTTTTCCGCATCCCAACCGGCCATTGCTTCCGTCAATTCAATCCGGCTTGCGCCAATCGTCGCAAGTCGGATCAACTTTTTGGCTTCGTCATTGTTTATTTGCGACGATGAAAGCGTTTCGGATCCAATCTGCGTGGAAATCGTGCAATCCTTTGTCTCGGATGATTGTGAATTGTTCGATTCTCGGGTTGCTTGTCCAATTTGCGCTTCCTTCGATTGTGTAGTATTTTTCGCCATGTTGAATTGAGAAAATTTTTGCGTGGCATTCGTTTGCAAGCAATCTTTGGCCCCGGTCGATCAAACCATTGGCCAGGGTTGCAAAAACTGACTGCTCGCGTTTTTTGAGATAAAGCCCGACGATCAAATTCATTTCCTTGATCTTGCCGGCATCTATCAATTCCAGCAAATCAAGTGCGCATCGTCGGTTGCAACACCATGTCGCAGCATGGACAATTGCGTTTTGCATTTCTCCAAGCTGAATCACCCGTGGCAGAATATCGTAGAA